AATGCGTTGAAGAAAGGCTTTCAGGTAGGTAAGGACCTACAAGATATGTCAGGACAGTTGACCCAATGGGCAGGTGCTATGAGTGACCTGTCTTATGCTGAACAAAAAAATAAGAATCCTCCTTGGTGGAAAGCACTCAACGGACAATCTGTTGAAGCAGAAGCTCTAGAGATTTTCACTGCCAAGAAAAAAGCAGAATCCATGAGAAAAGAGCTAAAAGATTGGATTTCGTTTAGCATGGGACCTTCAGCTTGGGATGAACTCGTGGCTACTGAGGGGCGTATACGTAAACAAAAGAAAGACCAAGAATACCGTAAAGCAGAGATACAAGAAGCAATAGTTACTTGGTCACTGACAGGTGTGATATTAGCAACTGGTGGTGGTATGATAGGTTTTATAATTTATATGGTGGCGTAATGACAAGAAACTTAACAGATAAACAACAGAAGTTCCTTGAAGTTCTTTTTGAACAAGCAAAGGGCGATCCTGTACAAGCAAAGAAACTTGCAGGATATTCTGACAATGTTTCTTCTACTAGTATTGTTAATAGTCTATCAGATGAAATAGCAGAGCTTACAAAGAAATTCATAGCACAGTCTTCAACTAAAGCAGCCTACACAATGTTTTCTGTTATGGCAGATCCTACAGATCTAGGTGTAAAAGAAAAGATGTTAGCAGCTAAAGACATTCTTGATCGTGCAGGTTTTACTAAAACAGATAAGGTAGAAGTAAAAACAAACGAGCCTTTGTTTATTTTACCTGCGAAAGAAGATGAGTAAAAGAGCAACCGAAGCAGATCATCCTACTAAAGTTGATTGGCAAATACCCCTGAGAGGCGAGCTAGGTGAATGGTATCCTGTTATAAGGGTTGGGAGGCACGTTCCCTTTGGATACAAACAGGATGAAGAGGATGAACTACTTCTTCTTCCTATACCTAGTGAGCTAGAACTACTAGAAAAAGCAAAGCTTTTCTTAAAAGAATATAGCACAAGGCAAGTAGCCAACTGGTTATCTAAAGAATCAGGTAGATATATTTCACATGTAGGATTATACAAACGTGTCAGAATGGAAGAAAAAAGACGAAGAGCCTCGTCAAACTACAGGCAGTATGCCAAAAAATATAAAGAGGCGGCAAGGAAAAGCCAGAAGATCGAAGAAGAAAGACTTGGTGGCAAAAACATCCGAAGTCTTGCCACAGATGAGGGATACATCGAACTCGAAAGAGGGGAGTGTTGCCCCTTCTGTGGTCAAACAAGAGGTGATTTTTGAACCCAACCCAGGACCCCAAACTAAATTTCTAGCATCTACAGAACAAGAGGTACTATATGGAGGAGCAGCCGGGGGTGGAAAATCGTATTCGATGGTGGCTGATCCAGTTAGATACTTTACGAATCCACATGCACGAATGCTACTTGTTCGTAGGAGTACAGAAGAGTTACGAGAACTTATTTCTGTAAGTAAACAGCTTTACCCAAAAGCTGTACCGGGAATAAAGTTTATGGAAAGAGATAAGACTTGGGTAGCTCCTAGTGGTGCTACTCTCTGGATGTCTTACCTTGATCGTGATGATGACGTTATGAGATATCAAGGTCAAGCCTTTAACTGGATTGGCTTTGACGAACTGACTCAGTGGCCTACGAGTTACGCATGGTCTTACATGAGGTCACGACTTAGAACAACAAGAGCTAGTGGACTACCACTCTACATGAGAGCCACAAGCAACCCTGGAGGTCCAGGGCATATTTGGGTTCGTAAACACTTTATTGAACCTAGTCCTCCAGGAGAATCTTTTTGGGCTACAGACGAATACGGTGAAATAATTAAATGGCCTAGAGGTCACACAAGAGAAGGTGAACCTCTATTTAAAAGAAAGTTTATTCCTGCTACGTTGTTTGATAATCCTTACTTATCTGAGGATGGTATGTATGAAGCAAACTTGCTTTCGTTACCAGAGCACCAACGTAGACAACTACTTGAAGGCGATTGGGATATAAATGAAGGTGCGGCTTTTCCAGAGTTCAACCGAAATATTCACGTTGTTGATGATTACGATATTCCTTCTAATTGGACTCGTTTTAGAGCTTGCGATTATGGGTACGGATCGTACACAGGAGTTGTATGGATTGCAGTTGTTCCAGGATCTGAACAGCTAATAGTGTACAGAGAGCTATACGTTTCTAAAGTGATTGCTACTGATTTGGCTGACATGATCCTGGATCTTGAAGATGGAGAGAAAGTAAGGTATGGTGTACTTGACTCATCTCTTTGGCACAATCGAGGTGACACAGGACCTAGCCTAGCAGAACAAATGATATTGAAAGGTTGCCGATGGAGGCCGTCTGACAGATCAAAAGGTTCTAGGGTTGCAGGTAAAAACGAAATACACAGACGATTACAAATAGATGAGTTTACGGAAGAACCAAGACTCATTATATTTCGTAGCTGTAACAATTTAATTTCTCAGTTACCGTCAATACCTCTGAGTAAAAATAATCCAGAAGATGTTGACACACATTCAGAAGATCACCTGTACGATGCTCTAAGGTATGGGGTCATGACAAGACCTAGAAGTAACATCTTTGATTTTGATCCTGCTCTACAACGTACTGGCTTTCAAGCACAAGATCCCACATTCGGATATTAAGGACTGACTTATGGAAGAAGATGAAATCTTTGAATCAGAAGAACTATACATGGATGATGAAGAGTCATCCCATGTAGATGATAAAGAAGATACAGAAAACAAAACAGATGAAAAAGTTGGAACAGTTACTAGCTTTGTTCAAGATAAGTTTTACAGAGCAGAGAAAGCTAGATACTCTGACGAACAAAGATGGATAAAAGCTTATCAGAACTATAGAGGAATCTATGGTCCTGATGTTCAGTTTACGTCTACAGAAAAGTCTAGAGTATTTGTCAAAGTAACTAAAACAAAAGTTTTGGCTGCGTATGGTCAGATTGTAGATGTTCTATTTGGTTCAAATAAGTTTCCTATTTCTATTAACCCTACTACCTTACCAGAGGGTGTAGCTGAATCAGTAAACTTTGAAACAGATCCCAACGTAAGAAAAGCAAAAGAATCTGGATCTACTATGTATGATGTAGATGACAGGCTTCAACCGGGGGAAACCATTATTGATCTGAGAGAAAGACTAGGCTCTCTTAAATCTAAACTATCTCCTGTAGAAGATTTATTAGAAGAAGGTGCAGGAGCTACGCCAACTAAGATTACTTTTCATCCTTCTATGGTTGCTGCTAAGAAGATGGAAAAGAAGATACAAGACCAACTAGAAGAATCAAATGCTAAGAAACAATTACGTATTGCAGCATTTGAGTGTTCTCTTTTTGGTACAGGTATTATGAAAGGTCCTTTTGCTTTAGATAAAGAGTATCCTTCTTGGTCAGATGATGGAGAGTATACACCTACAATTAAGACTGTGCCTCAAACATCTTCAGTTTCTATTTGGAACTTTTATCCAGACCCTGACGCAAACAATATGGATGATGCAGAGTATGCTATTGAAAAGCATAAGATGTCTCGTTCACAACTAAGATCTTTAAAACGCAGACCGTACTTCAGAGCTAATGCTATTGATACTGCAATATCTATGGGTGAGTCCTACTCAAAAGAGTGGTGGGAACAAGTCATGGAAGACGCAGATCAAGAAACAAAAGCAGAGAGATACTCTGTTCTAGAGTTCTGGGGATATGTAGATACAGAAATACTTAAAGGTTACAACGTAGATATTCCAAAAGAACTACAAGACCAAGATCAAGTATCTGTAAACATTTGGATTTGTAACGGACAAGTATTACGTCTTGTAATGAATCCATTTACTCCTGCTATCTTACCATACTACGCAGTTCCATTTGAAGTTAATCCTTACTCATTCTTTGGTGTAGGTATTGCTGAGAATATGGATGACACACAAACTCTTATGAATGGTTTCATGAGAATGAGTGTAGACAATGCTGCATTATCAGGTAACTTACTTATTGAGGTAGACGAAACAAACTTAG